TAGGTATATCAATTTTGCTAGGTACGTTTAAAGCACTTAAATTTGCCATTTTATTTAAGTTATTGGTCAACGCATCTTTCTTTTGTATCAACGTTGACGCAACCGCCATATCAGTGTTAAAATTAGTAAGACTATTAATAGGCACACTTGATGGAACCACACTTGAAACGTTAAGAGCAGCAACTCCTTTTTTTCTATTAATGGCTTCTATTTGTTGAGAATATGTTTCTTCTTTGGTAAAAGAAAATGCTGAATCATTTATAGGGTTTTTATTAACATTGTTAACCATCTTGTCAACAATACCGTTTATCTGAGCTTCACTTTCTAATTGTTTTAAAGATTTACCAATCGTTGATGAAATAGAACCATAGATAACATCCATTATCTTATTGACAATATTTTCAGTACTTAATAATGTTAAACTGTCAATAAAATCATTATTAATGTCAGTAAGTGTTTTACTATCGTAAGTTGAATTTGCTTTGATGGTTAACGTATTGTTTGGATTACCACCAGTACCTAATGAATTAAATGTAATATCAAAGATGTTACGCCATGTATAGGTGTTACCATCATCTTGAATTACACCATATAAAAAAGTATTAAAATCACTACTGTTTGTTAATGGAGTTGTGATATCGTTGTAAAGTAATTTACCACCAACAGAGTTTGGGTCGGTTCTTAAAACGTCCATAAAATCAATCTTATGAACTTCAATTACGATACCACTACCAATAGATTGTATCCATGTTGGTAGGTGTGGGTCAACACCACAACTTACAATTGTTTTTAGCTCAACCTTTAGAGCTTTTTTTATCTCATGCTCAATTTTTGGTATGGAGTGAGTTAGTGTATCAACAACAGCACTAACAAGAGCTTCATAACCAATCAAAGACTTGATAAGGTCAGTAAGAAAAGAGATTGAATCACCACCGTTGTTAATGGATGGAAATGATGAGCTAAGCTTTAACTTAGGTAATCCTTGAGTTAATGTTTTAGCAGCTGCAATTTTTCCAAAAACTTTTTTTTTCTTATCAACTATAGCCATGATTAATCTATCTCGGTTTCGTTATCGGTATTAGAGTTTTTAAGCATTTCTCTAATTGATTTAAAATCACTAAGTGATGCAGCTCCGTTACTTCTTTCAGAAATAGCGGTATCAACATCACCACGACTTTTAATAATATCACTTTGAAGTTTGGCCAATTCTAATTTAACCCTAATAGCAGAATCTTTAACTTTTAAAAGACCAGCCTTTTCTTTGGCAATCTTTGTTAAGTCATCTACATCGGCTGGAGTGGCACTTGCTGATAGCTCATTTATGGTTTTTTGAGCATCGGTAATTTGTAAACATGCGTCATTATAGGTTTCTTGCATAAGACCCTCCAATGACTCAGTATCGTTTACTTTTACATCTTGTTTTTTCTTTCTAGGCATTTTAATTTTGTTTTACTATAAATACCTTGGAAACTGGTTTTTATCTCAATTTTCTATAAACCATGATTTTTTAATAGCTCATAAAGCTCCTTATATCGTTTCATGGCCAATCGAATATCCTTGGTTGATAAATTGGTGTAGTTTCTCATGGTTTCTAATACGGAGTTTTTATTATATTTTGAACCACCACTCATTGACTCAAAAGCAGTTTCCCAGTTTTCAAGAATTTCTATTAGGGCGTACCCCACTTTTTTCTCGTTGTCGCTGAGTTTCTTTTTTGGTGAGTGGTTTTCATCATACAGTTCTTCTTTGATACCGTTTGTAACTTTTTTAATGAAAGTCTCCATTGAAAAGATTTCTTCATCCATTACATATGTCATGTCACTTCTTTCTTCTATGTCTTCGGAAATATCCTCATAAGAAGCTGTTTGTTTCATGTATTTCTCATCTTTGATAAGCAAACCTAAGATATAGTTTTTACTTATTGTACCAAAATAAGAATAAGCTTTTTTACCTCTTCCTCTCTCGAACTTATGTACTTTTGTCATTAAGAAAGAAACGGTATCACTATGTAGTTCACCAAATGTTTCACCCTTTCTATATAATTTGTACCTTCTAATTATCGACTCAATCATTTTATCGAGTGGTGCTTTCAACCACTCGTTAAAAATCTGATTCCTTTCTGTTTCGTCTGTTGATTCTAAAAATTTAATAACTGCTTCTTCTTCTTCTGGACCAAAATACATTTCGTTTGTTCTTTTGCGTCCTCGTTTAACCATTTAAACAGTTTGTTCAGTATACGTTATTTTTCTATCTTTAGCAAAATAGTATTCTTTTTTAGCTTGTGCCAACCACCATTTAGCTTCAGTAGGATTTAAGGTTTCTTTGTAAGAAGCAAACAACGAACCTTTTCTTTGGTTTACATGTTTGTAACCAAATCTTGGGATTACCATTGTTCTAACCGCTTTAAAAGTCATACGTAACAAGAACTCATAAATGAAAGTTAATTTGATACTTGATTTAAAACCACCAAATGATTCATAAACTGATTTTTTCATAACGATACCATCAATGTTAAAGTTTTGGTAAGCCAATAAAGCGTTGTTGTCTAAGATTCCCAATTCATCTGAAAAACTTTGGGCCCAAACAGCTTCATTGGTTAAACCGATAAAATGACCTTCAGCGTCAACGTCTACAACAATAGGCATGAAGATTTCAACATCGGTATGTGCTTCTCTATAATCAATAACGTTTTTAAACCAAATGTTTGCAAATTCATCATCAAATTCCAAGATACTAAACCAATCAGATTTACAAGTTTTTACACCAAAATCAATTTGTGATGCAAAGTCAGTTTCACCATCATTTTCAGCAATTGTTATGTTTGAAGTAAAATCACCAAAATCTAGTGATTTGATATAAGTAGCTACTTCGCTACCTTTAGGTACCACGATAACCAATTCATCTGGTCTTACGTTTTGTGATTTAACGCTTTGCACTGCGTTATTAAAAAGTACTTTAGTTTCATCGTTCAATTCATGTACTGGAAGCACAACGCTTATATTATTTGTTTTATTCATTGTCTTTAATTTTTTCTAATATTATTCTAAAAGGTGTTAAGTTATTTTCAGAAAAAACACCTATTGTTATTTTATTTTTTTTTGGGTTATACATATGTTTTGTTTCATATTTACCGTTAGAAACAAAAAATAAACCATCTGTTAATTTTAACATTGTTTCGACTAAATCATTTGGAAGTTCTGTTTCTAATAAACTTGGTTCAAAATTTTGTGGTGAATACACTGTTGTTTTATAATTTTCCATATTAGTTAATAACTGATGTTTCTTTAGCTTGTGCTTCTAAGTTAGAAATCATATTTTTAAATTCAATGATTCGTCCTTCTAACATAGTGTTGTATACTGTTGATAAAACTTCTTTTTGTTTTTCACCAGTGTATTGTCCTTTGCTTTCTTTGATGCTGTCAATCATTTCACTAGGAACGGAATCTTCCAACCAAACTTTTATATATGTTGCAATCAATTCTGGAATATTGATAGTTGTGTTGGTCCAAACACCATTATTTTTAATTGAGTAGTTGCCTTCAGCATCTTGTGTTTCCATCCATTCTGGGACAAGGTTTGGCATTTTACCAATAACAGGTGTTTCACATTCCATAGCTTCCAACGGGAAAGTACCAAAACCAGCTTGGTCGTCAACCCATACAGCCAAACAAGATTTAGCCAATTCATTTGCAAATTGTTTTCTAGGCAACCCTCTTAGTTCTTTGAAGGTAATCCATTTGTAAACTGGGAATTGTAAGTAGAAAGATTTGGCAATCTTGGCTGCATCACCTTGGTTTCTTGTAAGAATTGAAACTACTGGGATTTTAGGTTTATCACTATTTTTAAAATAGCTAGGGATAGATACTGGAACAACGTGTGTTCTAATTGACGGGAACAAACTATTCAAATATCTAGCTTGTTTTGGAGTTGTTGTGATAACATCAAAAAAACCGTAATCAGTATTCCATCTTTTGCCTATCGGCAAAAGCTCTAACAAATAATCATAGCTTTGTGAAAAGACAACTTTTTTACATGGGAAGTTTTTAACTTGGTCCATGATATTAGAGAAGATTTCTGGGATAATAATAAAATCAGCTGGGCTAATGTTTAGTTGTTGATTTTCTATTGATACGTGTGGCAAAGCAGCGTATTCATCACCTAACCAATCAGAAATACCTTGTCCGTTTGCATCTCCTTTTAATTTGTAGTCATTTTTTTCATGAAGGATACTTGCTTTGTACCCTAATTCATTTAACAATTTTACGTGTTCGTAAATGTTAGCAATACCAGCCGTTGGATTTCCTTTGGTGTCCAAGGTGAAGAAATATAAATTGAAATCTTTATTTTCTAATTTACCAATAACCTCTTTGGCTTGGTTAATTTGGTTTTCAAATTGTTTTAAATTTTCTGCCATATTTTTGTTTTTTTTGTTTTGTTATTCTTTTTCTTTTATTATTCCGTAATTGTATAAAGTGTTAAACGCTAATTTATAAGACAACGGAGTTTTTTCTAAAGCTCTTTCAGCACCTAAAGAAGCGTCTGATTCGTCTTCATAAGCTAAAATGACTTCAATCATTGTTCTAATCACTTCAAACTTTGCAGCATCAATTTCTTTACCTCTTAATGATGATGCCTCGTATTCTTCGATGCTAGTAATATTACCTTCACCATCTTTGAGGATTTTCTTTTCATTTGTTTTGATTACATCGTTTGGTTTGATACCAGCTGGTGTCAAAGCTT